GTATCGATATACAATGTAATAGGCTTATACGATTTGTTTAAATGGATTGATGACGAATTCCCAGGAATGTTGATACATGCTCAATTAGCAGGAAGCAAAGATGATATTTTATCAGCATTGAATTTTCCTGATTGTGATTTAGTATTGTCTAAACTATTGCCCATACAACAATTAAAATGCTATAATAATGATAGGTTATTAAAAAGTTTTGTTGATGGGTTAATTTCTCATTATCAAAGCAATCCAATTATTGATCAAGACAAGTTAAAATTATTTTTTGATTTTAATGATAAACTAGACATTTCGAGAAACATAAAACTAGCAGACTATATTCCAGAATTAGAACAGTTTAGAAAAATTCAATGAGTGCTGATGTAGACATAGACTTTGCTGATCGCGACAGTGTGTTAAAACTGATAAAACACACGCCAGCAAGACAAACAGTAAACAATCAAGTGAGACCACATAATTCGGGTGTATATGTCACTGATATACCGTATGATCCCATCAACCAATGTGCAGCTATAGACTACAATCAAGCAGAAGAACTGGGGTATTTCAAACTTGACTTTTTAAACATGTCGGTGTATCAATTGATTAAAAGTCCCGAACACTACAATCAAATGCTTGATCGAGAACCACCGTGGACAAGACTGTCAACGGATACCAGCTGGGCTCAACAGTTGGTACATGTTGGAAACTACACAGATCTATTAAAAGAAATGCAACCCGATTCGATACCAAGAATGGCTGCATTTATTAGTATCATACGACCCGGAAAAGCACACTTACAACGCCAGTCGTGGGATCAAGTATTTGAATCGGTTTGGGATGGTAACAACAGCCAAGGATTTGTATTTAAAAAATCACATGCTGTCAGCTATGCTCGACTGGTAGCATTGCACATGAACTTAATCCATTTTCTTGACTAATGTGATTGATTTGCGTTTGGTTTTTCGTTGAGTGATTTCATTAAGACAAGTCACAGGACCGTGTATGATTTCTAAATCTTTATTGCTAAATGTTTTTAAGTAATCTTTAAATGGAATCCATTCTTTTTTAAGAAAGATATTAATAGGTACACTGTGGTTGCTCTCCCACCACCAAGTGGCACCGAGTTCTAAAAATAATTTTTTTAGCTCGGGGTTGGTTATTGCTCCAAAGTCATAAATTGTAGTAACTGTGTTGTCTCGGTTCTGTACCAACCCCACATATTCAAAGCCGGCATACGAGCATACAGTGATAAACGGATATTGTTCAGTAAGTGTGTTAAGTATCTTGTTATCCATATAAATAATGTTAGGAGATTCCTTATTATGTATTCGACCCCAGCCTATTTATATCAACAAATCCAATCGGTATTAATGATTGACATCTCTGGCTCGGGGACTAACTTTGATCGGAGGTGGAAACCAGTGTATGCAAAAAAACTCAAATTAAATCTTGGTGTCGATAATGTTATTTTATTCCAATTTCAAAATCAAGATCAAAAACCGGTCAACATCAGTGGATCAACATTCACTTTTCGTATGATTGATCAAGCAGGAGAAAACTTACTTTATAGTGTTCAAGCAGAAACCTTGAGTGCAAGTTTGGGAAGATCTAAAGTTACTATCCCGGCAGCAGACACACTGGCGTTTCAAGCACAACCGGCCAGTTGGAGTTTAGAAGTCAGCAGCGGTGTATTAGATCAAGCAGTGTTCACTGACGACTATGCTGGTGCCCGTGGAGACATTGATATTGTTGACTCGGTATATCCTGCATTTGTTGACAGTCATATTCTTACTATTCCCGATCAAGCCCCGGATTCAACAATTTATTATAGCAGCACACTTACAACCAATGGAAAAAGCCTTACCACATTTCAACTACAGCCCACAGGGTTTACTGGATCTGTGCGTGTACAAGGGGCAAACTTTTCTCCCGATACCGACCAAGAATGGTATGATATTCCTTTCACAGATCTTGCAGCAGGAACTGAAAAAAACAGCATCAGCATGACTGAATCAAACACACGAGTAGGCATCAATGTTGCTGGATTTCATCCTTATGTGAGATTAGAGCTAGATATTACCGATGGCGAAATGAGTCAAATTGCTTATAGATGACATTTAAAAAAATTGTAGGGTTTGGTGACTCGTGGATGTGGGGCGATGAATTAATTGATCCTGCACTTGATGATCATCCCAACCGACACCCAATTCTAATAGAAAACACCGATTATCGAGAACGCAATTGCTTTTTAGGGCAATTGGGTCAACACTATGGAGTTGACACTGAAAACTTTGGTTGGCCCGGAGGCAGTTTACAAAGCACTATATGGTGCTATTTGTGGTGGCTAGAAAACACTAAAATATCTCCTAGCGACTGTTTGGTGTTGGTGGCATTGACAGATGCCAATCGTCAAAGTTTTTACAATCCACGACATCAAAGCTATGCTAACGATCCTCCTTGGAATCGTTTTGTTCACAGTGCTTGGATTCATTCGGGAAATAGCAGCAACGGAGACGACTGGGTAAAAATGGTACAGCGTCACATGGTGTTAACTGACTGTCCTGAAGTACACCGATTGAACTGGCAACAGTCGGTACTGTTTTTTCAAGGACAACAGTCGGTGAGTCAACATCCGGTTTTGCAATTTGCCACACGTGATATTCCCATGACACTTGATGGGATAGACAGTCTTTTGTGGCCCAACAGCAGTCTACACTATCTATTGGAAAAAGAAAACCAACCCGACCTTTTCTGCGAACACGGTCATCAAGCCGTTTTGGACACGAACGGATAACAAAACGCTTGATTCCCTACATTGATTCTGCTATACTAGCTGAGTGATCGATATACAAACATATCTTCCGGCTAAACGCAAAGCCACTAGTTCGGGTTGGGTCTCGTTCAATGCTCCCTGTTGTGTACACAACGGCGAAACCCAAGACCGTCGACGGCGTGGCGGTATTAAAACAAACGACAATGACTGGAGTTATCACTGTTTCAATTGTGGATTCACAGCCAGTTTTGTTTTGGGAAGAACATTGAGCTTTAAAGCTCGGAGGTTGCTGAGTTGGTTAAATGTACCACAAGAAGAAATCGAACGTATCAATCTTGAGAGCCTAAAACATCGCAGCATCGAAGGAATACTTGACGATAGACAATCAGAAAAAACAACAACGCAACGTGTTCAGTTTAAAAACAAAATGTTGGTAGAGTCAGCTCAACTCATTGACGATTCTGATCAAGACTTGATTGAATATTTGCAGTCAAGATCAATTGACTATCATGAATACCCTTTCATGAAAGATCAACAACAAAAACGCCCAGGTATTCTTATACCGTTTACATACAACAATCAGATTGTCGGACAGACTATACGTTTTTTAGATGATCGAAAACCCAAGTATCTAAATGATTTACCTACTGGGTATGTGTTTGGGATGGATTGGCAATCAGAAAACTGGCAGCAGGTGATTGTGGTAGAAGGTGTGTTTGATGCATTGTCGATTTCGGGTGTTGCAGTTTTACACGCCGATGTAAATGATGCTCAAGTGCAATTGATACAGTCACTTGGGCGTGATGTTGTGGTGGTCCCTGATCAAGACACTGCTGGCATGAAGTTGGTTGATCGTGCTGTAGAATTGGGATGGGGTGTGAGCATGCCTGATTGGCCAGATGATATAAAAGATGTAAACGATGCAGTAAGAACACTAGGCAAGTTGACAACTTTGCTAACTATTATGCAAGCCAAAGATACCAGTCGTATTAAAATTGAGCTAAGGAAAAAACAAATTGTTAAAAGACTACGGGATTGACGTACAAAGATTATTTTTAGAAATGATGCTGCAAGATGCAGAATCTTATGTGCGTGTTCAAAATATCTTCAATGCTGAAAACTTTGACAGGAGTCTACGCCCGGTAGCAGAGTTTTTAAAACAACACTGCGACCAATACACAACCATGCCCGAACGCACACAGGTTGCGGCTGTAACTGGTGTAAAGTTAATTGAAGTTCCTGAACTTAACGAAGGGCATTATGATTGGTTTTTAGAAGAATTCGAAGCATTCACACGTAGACAAGAATTAGAACGTGCAATCTTAAAAAGTGCAGACTTGTTGGAAAAAGGCGAGTTTGATCCAGTTGAAAAACTAATCAAAGATGCTGTGCAAATTTCCCTGACAAAAGATCTCGGCATGGACTTTTGGCAAGATCCCGAAGGCATGTTCAGTAGATATTTTGACAACGGTGGACAAGTAAGCACAGGCTGGCCACAAATGGATCGGCTGTTGTATGGTGGCTTTAGTAGAGGCGAGCTCAATATCTTTGCAGGTGGATCAGGATCAGGCAAAAGTTTGGTGATGATGAACATTGCACTCAACTGGGTGCAACAAGGGTTGCATGGTGTGTACATTACACTGGAATTGAGTGAAGAACTAACAGGGTTACGTACAGCAGCAATGTTGAGTGACATGAGCACAAAGGACATTCGCAAAGATAAAGAAACTGCCGGTCTCAAAATTAAAATGGCAGGCAAGCGAGCTGGAACATATCAAATCAAAGCACTTCCGGCGCAAAGTAATATCAACGACATTAGAGCATTTTTAAAAGAATATCAAGTTAAAACAAACAAACAAGTTGACTTTATTATGATCGACTATCTTGATTTGTTGATGCCAGTGAGTGCAAAAGTAAGCCCAAATGATTTGTTTGTCAAAGACAAGTATGTGTCAGAAGAACTACGTAACTTGGCAAAAGAATTAGGTATGTTGATGGTGACAGCATCGCAATTGAATCGTAGTGCTGTGGAAGAAATTGAATTTGATCACAGTCACATATCGGGTGGTATATCTAAGATCAATACAGCAGACAATGTGTTTGGTATCTTTACAAGTAGAGCTATGCGTGAGCGTGGTCGCTATCAGATACAGTGTATGAAAAGTCGTAGCAGTACTGGTGTTGGACAAAAGATTGATCTTGAATATGATATTGATACAATGCGTATTACTGATGCAGGCGGCGACGAAGGTAATGCAGCGGCTGCACCTAAAGCTAGCATTTACGATCAAATAAAAAACAAAGCAGAAGCTAGCAATCAAGACACTGTGACAGATGATCCAACACAAGATGTTCCCAAAGTACAAGCTGAAGTTCAAAGCACAAAACTCAAGCAGTTGCTGGGGCAGATAAAATCTAATGCATAAAACAAAGATATCAAGTCACACCGGCTTTCAACCGTTGCGTGAAGTATGGCTTGGTGATGTGTATCCAGAAAGTTTTTATGATGTGCTGTTACCGCAGGATCGAGAATTCTTTCATCATATAACAGAAATAACACGTGAAGATCTTGCTAAAATTGAACGCAAGTTGATTGACTTGGGAATCAGTGTAAGGCGTCCAGAGTTTGATCGAGTGGACAATTATCTTGATGATTATGATGATCTTTGTAAACCACCCATCACACCTCGAGATTGGGCATTGACATTGGGGAACGAGCTTTGGGTAGTTCCGCAGTATCCCGGTGGGTTTACTGGATTTGAAACTACTATAAAAGAATATCAAGCAACAGGGGAACAAGTGCAAGTGCTTGATCGTGCAAAGCCCGATGATCTATGTTATCTTTCAGGTCCTTCTACTGTGCGAGTTGGGCGTGATATTTTTGCAGATGTTCCTTTAGATGATCCGTTTGAAGTCGAACAGTTT